TACCAAGTTTATACTTAGTTCCTAACGATGTTGAATCTATTCGTAAAGCAAATGCTCTACCTCGAAGTCTATAATCTAACTTTTCTGTAAATTGTTCAACTGGACTTGTAGATGATCTTTGTGCATTTCCATCTTGTGTTTGACTAAAATTGGAGCCAGGAAAATTTTTTACTTTCATTGTAAAATCAACATCTGGATTCGTTGCCGTAGAACCATTAAAAGTTATATCAGGTATAACTCGATTAAGAAAAACAAACTTATCTCCTTCTCCAATATCCATTGGAGCTGATTCAATAAAAGATGTCATAGCAGAGCCATCATCATCATAACCTGTTTCATGGTTATATAAATATTGTCCACCAGTTGCTATTGGTAATGTTCTTATACCTCTGTCAAGCCATGCTTGGCGAGCCATTGTTCCATAATACCACACTTTTTCTATATAATTATATACAACGTAAGCATCTATTTCTGTACTACTTGCAGTTGGATAGAACCATAATATTTCACCAAATTCAGAGTTGACTCCTGCATGAACCTTATCACTTTCTTCAAAGTTAAAATTTAAAAATATTTTGTCTTTGACTGTGCAAGGCATTTGTTGTGTTTGACCACCAGAATACAAGTAAAAAGTATCAACTCCCATCCAAAACACAACATCCTCAACAGCAATAGCTGAAGCAGGACTCATAATAGTTATGTTCTTAGATAGTTCTTGCAAGCCAAATGTAAATGGAGGACCTATAAATTTCATGCCGTGTAGTGTTTTATTAGTAAACACAAGTATCTGTTGTTTTGTTTCTACGGCTTGAACAAATGTTGATCCACCACCAAGTCTTAAATCACCTGCTGTGTTTGTAGCAGTTGGAAACCATTGAACAGGATTTTCTTGTGATGAAAATCTAATAAGTAATGGGTCTTGTACTCCATTACCTTGTGTTGTTGTAGCAGTAGCACCGAATCCATCACAGCCAAAAGCAATCACATGTCTGTCTTGATCAGAAACAAGAACTTGTTTAGCCACCTGTGGAACACTAGTTTCTCCAGAAAATGTGCTAGTTGCACTAAGCTCAACAGCTCTAGCAGATAAGCCAGAAGTTTTATCCCAATAAAACAAACCACTATCTCTTGGATTTATAATTAAATCTTCACCAAAATTATCATGCGACCACAATCGTATCTGCGCTCCTGATACTGTAACCGATGCTGCATTACCCCAACCAACAAAATCATTGGCAGAATCTGCATTACCAACTGCTAATCTTACAAGAGTATTATCTGCATGTGTTGCTGCTGTTGTACCACTTGCACCTCTGGTTGACGGACCTCCACCAGTGCCTAAAGTATTAGAACTTATTGTACCAACTGTAATCAGTTCTTCTTCTATTAATATCAAATCACCAGCCGTGATGTCCGTTGCACTGTCCACATCTATTTCAGTTTCACTTGCATCTAATGCTTCTGCTAATTGTGTTGCTAAAGCACCAGATGTTGTACCACTCCACTGTCCAGCACCCCAACCAGTTCCACCAACTGTTACATCAAGACCTGTGTTTATTTGATATGTACCAACAATACTACCACCACCATTACCCGTGTCAGAACCATTTGCTGCAACAGAAGATATAATTGTATAAGAATTAGAGCTTATAATTGATACAATTTTATATTCTATGTTTAATATTGTGGCTGTTATTGTACCACCTAGCGTGGCTGCTCCAGAAAAAGTTACAAAATCATTTTCGTTTGCTCCATGAGCAGGATCTATAACAGTTAATGTTGTTGATCCGTTGGTTGCAGAAAAGGTTACGTCACCCGCTGATGTGGTGTTTCTTATAGGTGTTATATCATTAAATGTTTGACCTTCTTCTATATAATACTTGAGATGTGTACCGATACCCATAAAATCAGAACCATCAAGAGCAACCCAATTATGTAATCGTCTTGCTGATCCTTGATAAGTGTTAGGGCTATATTTAGACCAACCACCAATCTTTTCTGGAAAACCAAGTCTAAATCTAACCTTATCGCCATCGACAAAACCACCCTCATTACTATGAGATGTAAGATCTGATATAACTCCTGGTCTAAATTTTAAACTTTGTATTGGCATTACGCTGTACCTCCAGTTAAAGAACCACTGCCACTTGATGAAACATTACTAACACCTTGAATTGATTTACCTGATGCGCCTCCAGATGCGCCACCTGCGCCATTAGTAGGAGCAGAAGAAGGAAAACTTACTGATGTGCCACTACCATTACTACCCGTAGAACCAGATGAACCTGCGGCACCAAAAGCTCCACCTGCACCGCCTGCTCCACCAGAGCCTGCATTATTAGAACCAGATCCAGCACTACCTGCTGATCCTGCTGACTGATTGTATCCTTGACCTACACCACCAGAGCCTCCAGAGCCACCCGTTTGTATTGCTAAACAAGTACCAGAAACTGACATAGACAAAGTATTATAATAATAATTTTTTCCATTTGAACTAGTTCCATAACCAGTAAAATATGTTGTAGTTGAAGCTGTTATGTTTGCTGTTCCACTATTACTTCTTGATGTACCAGCACTAGAAGTACTTGTGCTTACTGATACCGTAGGTGTTCCATATCCGCTTCCATAAGTAGAACTAATACTAGCAGAAACAGTATAAACACCTGTTATGTTTGTTTGAGCAGATATATAAATTGGACCTCTATTTGCACAAGCTCCATTAAAACCAGCTCCCGCACTCCCAGAATGATTTATATCAAACTGTGCAGGATTAATCCCACGACTAAATTGTGCATTTATACCACCCCATAATCTATCAGAAACAACTCCTGCACCATCTAAAGCACCAGCACTTGTATAAATTGAGTTTAACCAACTTGGTTTATTGTTTTGTGGAGTAGAAGTGCCGCCGCCACCTTCATCTACTAAATTAGAGAATGTAGCATTAGCTGTATAAACACCACTACCTCCCGTGCCTCCATTACCACCACCACCACCACCAGCTTTAATTGTACCATTATTAACTAACGTAACTGATACACTACCATCAACCTGTAAGGCGTTACCACCTGCTGATGATGCAGCTCCTCCCGCACCTTCTATACTACCATTATTAGTAATAGTAATTGTGCCTGCACCTGTGCTATCTATTTTTAAAGCTGGAGCTGAAGAACTTGTTGCTCCTACTGTTTGTGATGCATTTATCACTATTTCTTTTGGGTAATTCACTGCAAAATCGTCACCAAAAACACCTACACCACTTTGATCTGTAGCAGTCGATGAGTAAGTCTTTCTAAATGCTCTTGCTTGTCCATAAAAATCATTTATAGATAAAGGACTACTATTAGCACTAGTTGGTATATCCGCAGACAAATTTGTAGCTGTATTATTATCTGCATTTGCTCTAACTAATGAGCCGCCTCTATAATAATCATTCAATACAACAGGATCAGATGAGCCGTTATTATACTCATCTCTTATATTAGCTAATGATATTGTACCACTAGATTGCAGTGTCATTATAAACTTGTTCCAAATGCTGTTATATTATTAGCGGATGTTACCGCACCATTAGACCCTAGCTTAAATACTGTTGTTCCATTATACTTAAATAACAATTCATTATCTCCAGCATCTAATGATATTGCCCATTTACTTGATCCAAATAGTATTGCATTACCATTAGTATCTAAATTACCTCCAAGTTGAGGTGTTGTGTCTCCTAATAAATCTGTAGGAACTGTTGCCACATTTGCATTTGCACCCGTACCATCTGCAAAAACTATGGCAGATGTGCCAGTAGCTAAAGCTACGGTAGTTCCAGAGCCTCCACCCTGTTTTACTGTAGCTGTTTGATTTGTTGTATTTTTAATAAAAAACCATTTTTGTTGATCGTTGGGATCTATCAGTAAATTAAAACCACCAGAGGGCGAGCCAGATAAGATTAAAATTTTGTAATGACCCTCTGACAAAGTGCCATCACTTGTGCTTACAGTTTTATCTCCAGATATAGTTAGAGTAACAAGACCATTAAGTGTTCTATCTATTATATCTAAATTGTTATTGGTTGTAGTACCCCAAGCTCCCGCTTGTTCTCCAGCACCTATTTTTTCTATGCCACCATTTGATGTATATGTACTTGCCATGTTTACCTCACGCTTCTATCTCTGTCCAAGTCTCTGACCCAGATGGAGTTACTGTTGTCCAACTTTCTGTACCACTTGGTGAAATGGTTGTGTATTCTTCTTTTGTAGCACCTGCATTAATATTCTCAAACAATAAATCACCATTAGATGTCTGTGTCGCATTTAAATTTGTTGTTGCAACACCTGACCCTATCATAATACCATTTCCACTTTGTGTAAATGCACTACTCAAAGTAGCTTCAGTAAAGTTTACTATTTTTATATTTTCGGTAGTCTGTGTAAAAAAAGAACTAATGTCTATTACACCACTTGCTTTAGTATTTACTTCAACAGTTTGTGTAAAATTACCACTTAAAGAAATAGTACCTACAAGTGTTCCAACTCCTATACTAGAGCTTGTAGCAAGAGCGTTCATCTCTGCTACACCAAAACGTACAATGCCTCCTACATCAGCAAAAGGGGCTTCAGCAATGGAGGCATGACCTAACATTAATCAGCATCCTCTATTGTAAGCATGCCATCGTCTACTTTAGCTTGTATGTCATTAGGTAAATTATCTTTATTTGATCTTAACCAATCTTGAAAAGGTGGATGTTTAGCAACACAAAAAACTCTAGTTTTACCATCATCATCAACTCTTTTATAAAAATCTACTCCACTATGAGTATAACCTACGCCATATATCATAATTCTGCACTCCATGCTAAAAACGCTGATGTATTTTCCACTCTTAAAAAAGCACCATCGCCACTTGTAAATCCTGCTCCACTTGCAGTTAAGTTAACAAATGCCGAGTCAGACATAAAATCACCAGAAGTTGGAACAGATGTACCATTTGCATCTGAAGTAACTCTTACTGAATAATGACTTGCTGTACCACTCTGCTCAAAGGCTGTCGGAGCATCTCTCATTAATTGTGGAAATCTTATAAGAAAAGCACCAACAGTACTTCCATCCATGTTTCCAGTAGCAATGCTTTCATTTGCACCGATACCACTATTTATGTATCTTGGTGTTCGGTAATAATACCTTTGACACAAAGCTAGTTCTTCCCCAAATGACCTATGCTCAAATGGTGTGGCTTGTGAGCCTACTTCCATTTGTAAACCTGTAATTTTAATATCATTATCAGTGCTATCAAAAAAAGAACCAATACCAACTGCTCTCATGTTATCACTAGATTGTCTTGACTGCCATGTATTTGCAGAATAAGTACCACCAGTAAAATTAGAACCGGCATGAATCCAAAAATTAAGTTGCATACTTCTAGCAGTATCATCATCTAATGTTCCAGTTGTATCACCAACAAATGTAAGAATATGTCTTGTCCAACTTGTACTAGTAGTAAATTGTTGTGTGTTTACTCTGTTATTATCAGTGTCATCTAGTTCACACATAAAGG